AACAATGCTAGTGTTGGTGGTAACTTAAATGTTACTGGACTAATTACCAGCGGTAGCTTAAACGCTGATACTGTAAACAGCACACAGGTTGTAGCTGGTGCAATTACCACAGCCAAAATTGCAAGTCAAGCTGTAACAACCAGTTTGATTGCACTGAACAATATTACCAGTGCGCTAATAGCAACCAATGCTGTTACATCAGATAAAATTAATGCACTGGCAGTTACTAATGCTAAAATTGCAGACCTAGCAGTTGGTACAACCAAACTTGCTGACCAAGCTGTAAGCAATGCCAAAATTCTTGTTAACAGTATTAATGCATCAAGTGCTATTGCATCACAAACAATTACAGGCACATTGATTGCTGCAAGCACAATTACTGGCACATTAATTGCACAAAACACTATTACTGGTAACTTGGTTGCACAAAATACCATTACAGGTAATTTGATTGCATCAGGTACTATTACTGCAACTCAAATTGCAGCAAGCACAATTACAGCAGGCCAAATTGCTGCTGGTACAATCACTGCAACACAAATTGCAGCAAGTACAATTACTGGTGACAAAATTGTTGCCAACACTATTACTACTGGATTAATTGCAGCCAATACAATTACAGGCAATTTAATTCAAGCCAATGCTATTACTACTACCAAAATTGCTGCAGGTACAATTACTGGTAACCTAATTGCAGCTAACACCATTACTGGTAATTTAATTGCTGCAGGCACAATCACTGCAAACTTACTGGCAGCTAATGCTATTGTAGTTGGTAACATTACTTCTACAAACGCAACGTTTAATGATTATAACAGCGCAGGTTATTGGTTGCGTAATGATACAGGTCAAGCATATTTTGCAGGCAATGTTACTGTAGGTAATGTTATTACAAATGGTAATTTAGGTAACAATGTTGTTAACTATAACAATATAGTTCCAGGTGTTGTTCCAGTTCCAGCAGGTACTAACTTTGTTCCAACTTCTGTGTTCTTGCCCAGCGGTGACACAACCAAATATGCTGTAATTACTAACAATGGTTGGTCAGCAAACTTGGCTTATACCAAAGTGTTTATATCACAGGATAGATTTAATGCAGGCGGAACTATTTCATTGTCAGGAACATATTCTGCTAGTGTAGTTTCTAACAGCTATCAATTAAATTCAATATTTTTTGGTGTGTTTGTTAATGACAAACGTTTTGGCGGTATGGACAATGCGTTTTACAATGCAGCTCAAGGTACTGCAGGCACTGGATCTATCATTAACAATGGTGGACAATTAGTAGGCGGACCATTTAGAAATAATACTAGTTTTTCTGGTGTAATTTCTACCAGTTTTGTAATTACCATAGATGTAAACAGCACTAACATTACGCCTGATGCTAATGTTGTAGTTGGGGTATTCTTAGTTAACGCTAGTGGATCATTCCCAAGTTATACTGCTGCTGGTAACTTTACATTCTCAAATCAACAATGGAGTACGTTATATGTCTAATATCGCTGATGTTCATAAAATCATTGGCCCAGATGGCACGCTCATTGATGCACCAAGCACAGAGCTACATGAAATTCATCCCTTGGATCCAATAACTCTTAGACAAATGAACTACAGAGTTGATGAACAATTAAATGCATTGCATGATGATATAGAAGCAGGACTGTTTGGTGAAGCAGCCAAGACAGGAAAATTTATGGAATATATCCAAGGAATTAAAGCCCAGTTCCCAAGGACAGATTAAGCAATTACTAAATAATATAATTGCATATGGAATTGAAATGATAGAATATAGAACTGAACAGTTTACAGATGAACTGATTGCTGAAGTAAAACCCTTAATTGAACTGCATTACGAAGAACTGACTTTGCACAAAGAAGTAGTAAAGTTAGACCCAGACTGGGAAAGATATAAGCAATTATCCATTATGGGAATGACAGCAATCATTACTGTTAGAGATGATGAAAAGTTAATAGGTTATAGTTTGTTTTTTGTTTCGCCGCACATGCATTACAAAAACAACGTTATGGCCAACAATGATGTGTTATTTTTACACCCTGCATATAGACAGGGACGAGTAGGATTAAAATTGCTTCACAAGTGTGAAGAAGTGTTACAGAATATGAATGTAGATAAGATTGTTTGGCACATTAAATTTGCCAAAGACTTTAGACATATTTTGTACCGCATGGGATATGAAGACGAAGATGCCTTAGTAGGCAAGATTATAAGGAAATAAAAATGGGAATTAGTGCTGCTGTTGCTGCTTTTGCTGGTAGTGTAGGTGCAGGTGCTGCCACTGCCGCAGTTGTTGGAACCATTGTTGAAGGTGCCGTTATTGGTTCTGTAGTTAGTGGCGGTATCGCTGCTGTTACAGGTGGAGATGTTGGCGATGCAATGCTTACTGGTGCTATTACAGGCGGTATAGCAGGACCAATATCAGGTGCTATTGGAGCAGTGGCTCCTAGTGCTGCTGCAGTAGGATCAATGACCAATGCTGTTGCAACAGGTGCAGTTATAGGTGCTGGCAGTGCTGCTGTACAAGGTGGAGACATACTAGAAGGTGCAGTACTAGGTGGTGCAGGAGCAGGTCTAGGTAAACTAGCATCCAATACACTAGATGATATTTTAGGCGCCACATCTGGATCAAACATGACCCCAGCACAAGATTTAGCAGTACAAACAACATCAGAATTTACTGATGCGACTAATAAAGGTATTTTAGGTAGTCCAATGTTCCAAGGTGGCACTAATCTAGCAGGAATGAATGCCACAGATGATCTAATACAACAAGCTATAAACAATGGTGGAACATTACCTAGCGGTGTAATATTAGCACCTGCACCAATGCCAACAGCGGACATACGTCCAATAAATCCAATTACAAACACATTTGATGTTGAAGATTTAAAAACAGGCATTGCTGGCGGTAGTCCTGCAATTACAGGTACTACACCTACTCAACCTTTACAAAATGCAGGAGATGTATTCCGTGCAGCACAAGGTGGAGTTGGCGATGTTGTAGAAACTGCAGTTACTCCAACTGCACCAACTACTAACACAGTAACAGGTGCAAATCAAACATTTAATCCTACACCTGAACCTGTACAAACAGCAGTTAATCAAGCCAATGCAGGTATTACTACTAATGCTAATGGCACAAAAACACAAACATTCAGCGATGGTTCTACACTAACAACCAATGCTGCAGGTGAAGTACTTGAAGCTACTGCACCAACAACATCAAAGCCTAGTGCTGGATTTGTAGATAGTTCAGGTAACTTATACGATCAATTTGGTAATCCAACCAAGAACTTATCAGGCGGCTACGTTGACAAGTCAGGTATGGTATATGATGAGTTTGGTAATCCAGCAGGTAAGTTAAATGGCACTAACAATACTAACATAGACTTTAGTGGTGTATTAAATTCAAATGGCACTATTACAAGACTAGATGGCTCTAACACAGTTATTGATACAACAGGTAAAATTGTAGAAGCTCCAAGTGGAGTTGGTGCTGGTGTTATTGGTGGTGCAGCAGGCGGACTTACTACGCCAGTACAACAACCACAACAACAAGGCTTTGGAGAAAGTCCATGGTCGTGGGGCAAAGTACCTGAAATAGTTAAACCAGGATTAAATCCAGGTGCATACGCAAGACATGTTAAACCAATGTATCCAGAAGCAGGACCTAATCAAGCACAATACTATTGGGGCGCACAACAATATGCACCTACATCAAATGAAGCTAGATTCTACAACATGGGCACACAAGCTCCTGAACAACCATTTGGGCCTGCCAAGAGTGCAGTAGGTGGAACAGATTCATTAGACATTGGTGAATACATTAATCAGTTCATGACACCACAAAGACAACAAGCAGTAACAGGATCACAGCCACAGTTTGCAGGCACAACAGGAACTAATCCATTAGTTGGAGCTCCTATAATGCAACAACCAGTAATACAACAACCATTACCGCCTGTAATACAGCCTACTGTATTGCCAGTTGCTCCAGTAGTGGCAGAACAACCAGTACAAGTACCTGTGGCACAAATACCACAACAGGTATTAGAACCAGTAGCACCATAATAAGGAAAAGAAAATGAGTTTTGGAAAATCAGGCGGGACAAGCACATCAATCCCAACACTAAGCCCACAGCAGAATGCAATGATTTCTGCACAAACAGGTCTATTTACAAACACAATTGGGCCTGCATATCAAGCAGCAGTTGGTGGTGCTACTGACTTATATAACGCAAGCCAAGGTGGTGTTAACGCTGCTGCACAGAATCTTGCTGGCACAGCTATGCAAGCACAAGATGTATTAGGCAGCACTGGCGAATCAGCACTGCGTACAGGCATTATGGGTTTGCAAAATGCATTCTCGCCTGAATATGAAAAGCAACAATTAAATGCTGCTCTAATGCCAGCACAAGCACAGTATCAACAAAACCTAGCAGCACAAAGCGCAGGGTTTGGTGGTGCTGGACAAATTGGTAGTGCAAGACAAGCATTTGCACAAAATCAATTGGCACAAGGTGCAATGGCGCAACAACAACAAGCAGCAGCAGAAGTGCAAAAAAATATTGCTGCTCAAAGATTAGCAGCAGGACAAAGCCTAGTTGGTGCTGGACAGCAAGGAGTTGGTGGAGCAATCAGCGCAGCAGGTCAAGGTATCACTGCAGCAATGACTCCACAGCAATTATACAATCAATATGCTAGTGTGTTGTTTGGTACTCCAGCAGGTAGTTATATTCCTAACTTTGCTGGCACACAAGGATCAACAACATCAGGTTCACAAAAATCATTTGGCATTAGCATTTAAGGAAAAACGATGGCAACTTTTACAGATTTACTAGGACAACGCTTATCTAATAGAATGGATAGCGTAAGTCAACCCTTTAGTGCTCCAATGGATTACTTGACTAATCGTGTTGATGAAAGCATGGATTATGGTAATGTACAACCAAAAATAGGACCAACAGTGGCAGCCGCGCAGGGCAATCAGCCAGGCAATCCATTGAACATACCTAACCCAGGTGCAATGCAAAATGAATATGCACAAGAAGCACAGCAACTAGCAACACAACAACCACAGCCTATTGCTCCTGAACAAGTAGCAGCATTGAAACAAAATGAAGTTGCAGCAGCAGCACCTGTAGCAACAACAGCACCTGTAGCACCTAAGGTACCTGAACAAGCGTACAATCAGTTTATTGCAGGACAAGAGTCAGGTGCTAAGCCTGACATTGGATATCACTACGGTACTGAACCAGGACGTGCATCAAGCGCATATGGCACATATGGTATCACTGCACCTGCTTACAAAGACATACAACAAGCAGATCAATACTTTGCTAATCGTGATATTACCAGTCTAAACAAAGAAGAACAGGCACGTGCCAATCTTGCATATCGTAACGTATTGTCTAACCAGTTACAACAATTTGGTGTAGAGCCAACAGAACAAAACATTCGTGGCGCACACCTAGCTGGTGCTAAAGGACTTGCTGAGTATTTGCAAAAAGGCACAGTAAGCCCAGCTGCAGCAGCAGCCAATGGTGGTGAAGCCAAATTCCGTCAATTGCTACAAGGCAGATTGGCTAGTGTGCCAACAGATGAAACTGGTGCATTACCGCCAGATCAGTCAGCAAACTTTTTAACAAAAGAAGTTCAAAAAGCACACATAGAAAATTTTCAAAAGAATCAAAATGATTTGAAAGTAGTATCTAATACTGCATTTAATGAAGATGTGGATCCAGTAACACGTATGGTTGCTAATGACAAATTGGTAACTGCGCTGGATAACCAAAAACAAATTAAAGAAAAGTCAGCAATAGTTGACTCTGCACTAGCTGATCCAAGTGGTCAAGGTGCACTCAAGATGATGAATCAGTTGTCCAAAGAAAGTGATGAAGGCAGCATACTTAAAGCTATCTTTTACAATCGTGTTGGCTTAAAAGAACTTGCATCACAAGAACAAAAGAAACTTGGTGCAGGTGACACATATCAACCAGTGCTGCTAGAAGGTGGCAAACAGGGTTGGGTCAAAGTTAATGCTAATGGTGCTCCATTACAAGGATGGACTGCTGAAGGTGCTATGTCTCCACAACAGTTGTTAAATGCACAACTTGGAATTAAAGGCACAACTACACATACTGGTAAGATGATTGATTCAACTACTGGTAAAGTCTACTACGAACAAACAACACCACAAGGTATTAGATTAATTGAAGCTGGCACTGGTCAAGCATATAAAGGTCCAAGTCAAAACTTACATCCATATGGTATTGGTAGTGACTTAGATCTTCAGAACAAGAAACAGCTACAAGAATATCGTAACAAGTTAATTTATGAGCCAACCATATCTGCTGCAAAAGCATACTTTGAAATGGCTAGTAAAGTTGATCCAGGTGATGGTAGTGAGATTGGTAAAGCAAGACAGTTGTTCCAACGTTTGAATATCAATCCACAAGAAGTTGGCGTACAGACACAAGCTCCTACAATGGAACAAGCACCAGCACCAATAACACAAACGGTTCCACAGGCTGCTGCTCCACAACAAGCAGCTCCAGTGGCTCAGCCAACTGGTGGTGCGCCAGCCACAGTAACCATACCAGCTAGTGAACTAGTACGTAGACAAGGTGAAAGTTTTGCTGCCTATGAGAAGCGTATTTCTCTACTACAAAAAGCACAGGAAGTGCCTATTGCAGTAAGTGAAACAACACAAAAAGAATTTGTTAAAACAGCAGACGAAATACGTAATGCTGGTGCTGATGGATCTAGTGTCAAGAACATACGTAAACAGCAAATTGATATTTTACGCAACAATCCACAAATTGCAGGTATACTATATGGCCAAGGCACACAGTATGACAATGCTCGTAGATTTATTCTTGATAGTTTAAGTGGACGCTTCAGCGGACAAGAAGGCGGTGTAGCTCGTTCAGAAGAATTGGGTCGTATTAATATGAATCCAAATGAGAAAGCAGCACTTGCTGAATTTGCTAACCTAACTGCAAGTATCAATCAGAAAACATTGAAAGCAGCATCAGGTGCTGGTTCAGTCAGTGATGCTGAGCAACGTTCTAACAAAGAAGCTAACTTACAATATGTTGAACGTTTAGAGCCAATGATGGTTGTAAATGAATTAACACGCAGCCAATTTACTGGTGACCTTGCTAATGCCAAAGCAAACTTCTTGAATCAAGGACAATACAAAACACGTCAAGAGTTTGACACAGCATGGAACAAAGAACAAAACAAATTGGTTCAACAATATGAAGGCATTTACAAAGCTAGACTAAACATGTTAAAGCCATTCTTAGAAGCTGTACAACAGAATCCATCAGACGCCACTGCATTACAGCGTCGTAGAGATGCAATCATGCACAGTATAAATGTGTATCCAGCACCTGAATATAATATTCAAACTGGTAAATGGGATTACAAAACAGAAAATGCTCGCAATGCTGCGATGAGAATGGTAATAGGGAGATAATTGATGGCACTAAGTGTAGAAGAAATAGGAAAGTTACGTGAATCTGGATTTAGCGATGATGATATTGTTTCATACAATAATCAACTGGCTGCACAGACAGCAGCTCCAGTAGCACCTAATGCGGCGCCAGCAGAATTACCCAAGTACAGTGAAACAGATATTCCCACAACCACTGCACCCCCTGAAGGCACAATTACAGAAGATGTAATGTCTACAGCACCTATAGTGCAGCAAGCAATACCATACGCTGCAGGTGCTGCAGCTACTGGTGCTGGTGGATATATAGCTAAAAAAGCTATTGAAACTGTTGCAACAAACGCTGCAAGAAACGCCATGGCAGCTCCTCCAGCTGCACCAGTGGCACCTGAACCTGTACCAAAAATACAAGTTCCACAATCAGTAGGCAGTGGTCCTCGTCCTGTAGGCCCAGTAGCTCCAGTAGCAGGAGCACCAGCAACACCAGTAGTAAGAGAAAGCATTGGCATGCGTAATATGCCTATGCCAGAACCTAATGCAATCAATGGTGGTAACACTTATTTGCAACGTATGGCTGTGCTAGCTGAATCAGTTGCTCCTACATTGGGACGCATTGGTGGTGCCACAACAGCACTAATAATGCCAGGTAACATTGGACAGCAAATAAATGAAGAAGAAGAAATTCGTAAACGTAGAGCTAAAGCAAAGGTAAAATAATATATGGACTTGACTAACTTACATGAAGTATTGAATGAAACCTTTGCTGGTAACTTTGTATCTTATTACAGAAGTCACCAAGCACACATTAACATTGTTGGACGTAATTTTTATGCAGACCACAAGTTATTGCAGAAAGTTTATGAATATTTTCAAAACAATATTGATAAATTGGGTGAAGTAATTAGATCCACTAGATCAACTATTCCTACATCCATTATGGCAACAATAACTGCTAGTCCAGTTATTGATTATCCATGTGATGGTCCTAGTGAATACTTGTTAAAAGTGGTACATGAATCAATTGAAACTATGGTTGATCAATATCACAATGTAGAAACAGCAGCAGAAGCTGTTGGCTACGGTGATGTAGTCAACTATGCCCAAGATCAAATTGGGCAATTAGTTAAACTAAGATGGATGCTTGAGTCTACTCTAGAGCAGCATCAAGCCTTGGCAATGATGAACTTGTCCTCAATGAAGTGATAAGTTTTTCCACCAAACTTGACTTGCCAAGCCTTGCTGTAATCTAAAATCACTTTATCACCTATGCTGACAGCAGGGCCAGCATCAGGACCTTTTGCAATAACTTCTGCAGTCTGAGCTTGTGTATGGTCAGCTCCCATAATAATTCCACTTGCTGTTTTTGTTTCTACTTCGCTTTTCTCAACCATAATTAGGTTGTTGATTGGTGTTAACATTTTCATTCCTTTCAATAATGTTTGTGGTAAAATTCCATAACGTGAAGTATGAACAATCCTAAATCAAACTGTCCACCTTCTATTATAACTCCGTCTTGATCCAGTAAATGTATTTCTACTTTGTCTGGATAATCTTCATCTGTTGTTACTGCAATATCATGTACTTCTCTAATTTCTCTTCTTGGTTTGAATGTAACTTTCATTTTATTCTTTCTTAAGTTTTAGTATCATAAACGTTTTTTCTGCACAGTCCTCTGGATACAAAGTGTTGATAAAAGTATCAAAATCCATGCTAACTCCATCTATCATGTAGCGTTCTTTTGTCATTGTGTTTATATTGTAATAGTTACGTGCTTGTTGTGCTAGCATGGCACTGGGTGATGCATGTTGTGCCTGCTGCCCAGCGTGTTGTGCTGCCCAATGAGGATTGTGTTGTGCTCTTTGTGCCAAAGCCTGATTATATGCTTGTTGTGCTTGTTGTGCAAATGATGGTGGTATTGTTTTTGCCATTATGTGTCCTTTACTCACATTAGTCTCTTATAAGTTATACTACCTCTCACAGTGTAACCTGCTTGTTGATGTAGTTTTAAAAATGCAGTTTGGTCTTCTCTAACAGTACTACTACTGATTACAGGTACCATACCACAGCGAGCCCATAGCTCCCATTGCTGCAGAGTTTGTGCTAACAATTTTATTCTTGCACGTTGACTTAGGCCAAGATCCACATGTGCAAATCTTGCATCAGCCAATTCCTCTGGAGCATAGGTTAAATGGACTCCTCTAACAATCCAAGCCCAGGCTAGTAGTTGATTGGTTGTGTTATCTCTTGCAACAACAATTTGTTCAGCTAGTGGGTTATGCTCTTGATTGATTATACCTTGACCAAGATTGCGGAGGAATAGCGGGGGATCTGGAGTGAACACTGAATCAATTTCACGTTGAAAATGTTCCACTACCATTGATAAGATATCCATGCGGTCGTCTAACATTGCTAGACGCCAGTGCCATGTATCTGTTGCAGAAGGCAAATACTTTTCTAATATCATTTCAATTCAAATCCTCTATACTGTTATTTATATAAATACAATTATATAAGGAACATATATGACAGGTTTAAGAAACAGACATGAATATACTCAAGTTGGTGATGTGTTAGTCAAGCTAGATGAGTTTTACAGCAAACAAGAAATACAACCCAATGGTTGCATACATTACACAGGCAATGCTAACCACAAACAAGGTTATAAGTTTATTGGTGCAGTACGTGTACCAGAAAACAAACGCATCATGTTGACTGTGCATAGGCTAGCATTAATGATAAAAGAAAATCGTGCATTGGATAAAAGTGAATTCAGTGTGCATGTGTGCAGCAATCCTATTTGTGTTAATCCACATCACATCATTCTTGGTGACCCCAGCATTAGAAATCAAGTCATGGTTAGAAATGGACGTCAAGGTTCACGTCCAACAGGCAAGCACAGCAAGGATCACAAAAAGCAAAACAGAGAATATAGATACACAGAAGAAGAAATGCTGTGGATACGTTATGCAAGCAGAACTGAAATTGCTAGAAAATATAATCTCAGTGAAAAACGTGCAGCCACACTACGTTGGAACATGAGAACAAATTATAGATGGTTAAATGAGAAGGACGATAAATACATTGCAAGCCAGGAAAATCCTGATTAATGCCATTATCAGTTCCTAAGTGTTATAACTCCAATGCCTGGCTTGCATTTATTTTCCTATAGTAGTACCAAAGCCTAGGTCCGTCATACCTGGGCTTTTTCTTGAAAGGTAATGAAATGAGTACTAAATTAAGTAGTGGTAAAATACAACCAAAAGAAGCACCAATCAAAGAATCCAGTTTGATGCTGGCTCTTGAAAATGCAGTCCTTGCGTTAGAAGCAAATGGCATGGATGAGAATACTATTTTTGGTTCAGTGAACTGTATCCTAAAAGGTTACATACGTGATGGAGAGTTTGCTCCAGAATACATTGAGCACATCAAAATGATTATTGATGAAAAGAAAGAACTTGCACGCCAAGAAGAATTCCGCAAAGCATTTGGACAGGGCACAAGTTTAAGTAGCAGTTGACAAATTTGGCCTTTGACTAGCCAGCAAGGAAAGCAGAAAAAATTGCTGGATCAGCATCCTTTGTAGTCTGCTTGACACAACTGCTATATGTATGTATACTTGCAATTCAACCACCCATTGGATACATATTATTATGCAAGATCCATTCAAAACCACAGTCAAAGGCATCAATAGACCTAGTCCAGACTTCATGCGTATTGTACGTCAGATACAGGACAAGGTTATGACCTATGGCATCTGCTCAGAAGTTGAACAACAAGTCCTAGAACGATATACGGATTTTAATCCTGTAAAAAAAAGAACAAAGATTTTAACTGACTGAACGCAAGCAAGCTCAAGCAAGTTCTAGGAAACCCCCCAAGTTCCCCTCATGCATCTAAGGAATCTAATTACTACTATATAGTTCCGTAAAAAACACCAAACTTAGGTGGTTTTTATTCCGTAAAACTTGCTTTTATTCCGTAAATCATAAATAATAGTAGTAATAATACATTGAATAGAAAGGAATTAAAATGGCACAGTTCAATAAAGAACGACTTATTCATGGATTCATGACAGCAACCAATTGTTCTGAATCTAAAGCTCACCAAGCCACAGATGCTTATATCAAGTTATCTGTGCGTCAAATTTTAACACATTTAAATAAAACAACAGATTCAGATGCAGTATATGTAAGTTTTTCTGACTTACAAAATGACCTGAGTACAATTATGGTACGAGGAAAAAGATATTATGTTTGGTCTGAATTCCAAAAACTTAAAGGACGTATCTTTAATCCAAAGATTATTGGTAATAATATTAAAGAAAAATTAACCATGGCAGACATAAACTATCAACTAGAAGAATTATTAATTGCAGCTGGTGACAGCACTGAATTAGTTAATTCTTTATATAAGACTTTTGAAAATGAAGCAGTAGAAAACATACCAATTGATATGTTTAGTTTGCGTAGTTATATTTCAGGCAATTTAGATATTGATCGTGATAAACCTAGTAATGCAAATAAAATTAAAAAAATAAACAATTATTTGTATCATGCATTGCGTATTAAATTAATTGCAGAAGCATTTGGTGGAGTAATGCCGCATGTGATTAGTCAAAGTTCTTTTGGCAGAATTTATTACAAAGGTCCCAATTTACAAAATGTACCTAAAATAGTTAGACGTGCTGCATTAGGCACATGTCATGAATATGATATTGAAAGTTCTGTATTTGCGTGGAAACTAAGTTATGTAATTGAAATTGCAGATTTAGAACAAAACAAAAAGCTATCAATGCCAGCAACATTAGATTATTTGGATTTTAAGAAAAGTCTACGAAAGAAACTTGCACAAACTATTTTTGGCAGTGATGATGAAGGGTATGTTAATATTATTAAACAGGCAATTACAGCAATTGGATTTGGTGCTCCAGCTAGAGCTAGTGGATATGTAGTCAATGGCAAATATGAACCAATGGCTTTGAGCACAATTATAACTAGTCCAACAAAATTAAAAATCTTCTTAGAAAATGAATGGGTTATTGAATTCATTGAAGAACAAAAATTTATGAATGATTTAATTTTTCTTTATACAAAAATTAAACATGAAGATGAATTAAAATTAATACCAGAATTGTTGAATTCGCAGGGCACATTAAAATCTAATAGTGTTATTAGTTACATATATCAACATAAAGAGCGTGAAATAATAGAATATATTATTGCTGAAAGTCAATCAAGAGGTATATTGTTAATAGTACACGATTGTATCTATACTAAACTTCCATTAAAACTGCGTGATATTAGAGAAGGAATTAAACAATTTGGATTGCATTTTAATATTGCACATGAAGAACATAAAGGATTTGCTTATGATAATGATTTATTAGAACATCAAGCAAGAATAGCAGAAGAAGAACGCAATGCTGCAGCAGTGTTTAATAAACCAGTGTATGTACCTAGAAAAATACATTATGTTGATATACCACAGCAACAAGAAACATATGATGGATCAGGATATTTAGAACCAAATTATGATTTTGAAAACGATCCATTTTTTGAGGAAGAATAATGGCAACCATAGAACCTTTAGACCCAGGCAGAATCTTAATCAATGAAATCACACAAGTGCTCAATGACATCATACTGAGCACAGGCAAAACAATACCCTTGAACAATGCAACCATTTGGAATGAATACCTACATAAGTGGAACAATGATGATTGGGCAGACATGCTGGCAGCCTTTGTGGACATGTGTGACAGCAAGCCACATCTAGTCAAACCCTTTCACAGTCAAGCCTGTGAAACAGCTATTATGATCATGCACAAGAACAGCTTGCTTAAAAATGAACCAAGAATCTTGGACAGCAAGGCACACAAAAAGACAGCGTGGAAAATGATCATGGCCATGCGTGAACTCAGCAACGCACACAATGGCATCAACATACCCAATGAAGACATGCCACTACGCAAACAAGTACTAAGCAAGCAAGCCTCAATATATCAGGATCTATTTCAATGAAACCTTTTGAACAAGCAGGCACAGTACGAGCAGAAGTAATACTAGCAGAAATAGCGGCAGCACCCGTTTGGAATTGGTTAAACGTTAGAAAGTTTATCAAGGACAGCAAACACGCAGCCAGTGAAGATATCATACTGCGTTGGCAGGATCTACATGGCAGCTTGGCCAATCAATTCCGCGGCTTAGTATGTAAAGACACAGTGGTAGCAGCAGCCTTTCCTGTACTGATGTCAGCTATTAAGTCATGGAGCAAGGGACATGACTTGGGTAGAATAGTCATAGCCAAGCTACCACCAGGAGCTGAAATACCCACACACTGTGATGAAGGATTCTATGCAGATTGGTTTGATCGTTACCACTGGGTAATTGAAACTAATGAAGAGGCCACTATAACTTGCCAAGATGAGGAACAACACTTGCCCCTAGGCACCATTTGGCGCATTAACAATCATGAAGCACACTCAGCTAAGAATCAGGGCACAACTCCAAGAATACATGTTATTGTAGATGCTCTAAGAGAACAGAACTGGCAAGAATATACCAAGGAGCACACAGAGCAGTAAATATTTGGATGAAATATACTGTTCTTCAATTACGCCATGGAGTTTGGCTGCCCGTGCGCGAGTACTATCATTTTCCCAAACGTCAGTGTAAACAAGTGCAAGGCACAGGCGGAACCAAAGCACGTTATGCTTGTCCAGGCTGCGCCAAAGCACTAACTGAATTATATTTAATTGCTCACGAATGTGATGGAGGTACAGAACAGTACCCCAAGCTAGACATACTAAGGTATAGACCTAATCATCGCTGGCGACCCACAGCATCATTCAAGCCCATATTGTTTACAGAAGACGCTGCAAAGCCAAAACAACGCCAACAATAATGCCTATTAACAAGTATTCCATATAGGGTGTCATTAGAAATGTATGCCTTTTGTTAACAAAAGAACAACAATAACTGTTACAAAAGTAATAAGAAAGTGTTTTAACATACTAGTATTTAATAGATATCCAAGAGGTTGACAATAAAGGCCTTATTTGCTATAATAGCTGTACAGTAATTAACTAGGAGTTGAACGTGGCAGTGTTAAAATTCTTCTTTGTTAGTGTAGCAATTGCAGTAGCCTTTGCTATCAATCCTATATTAGGTTTTGTAGCAAGTTTTGTCTATGGATTTACATTATGAAATTAAGTAGAGAACAAGAGCTGCTGCGTAAGATATGCAGCCTATATGAAGAATACACTGGACAAGAAATAGCCAAGGCCATTGGTGAACATAGAGCACAAGTTCAAGCTAGAGAAGAACAAGCCAAAATTAAAGCTGAGATAGCAGAACTTGAACAAAAGTTAGATTAAGGTTCCATGTAGTGTAGTAGTTCCCGCCCGCTTTCGCAGCGGGTTTTTTTGTGGCTAAAAATAGTATAAATAAACTATATGGAACGGAATTCATTCAATCTTTATCGTTAGGAATAATATGGAACAAGAAAAGAAAAAGATTAGCAGTAGAGGCGGAGCACGCCCAGGCGCTGGCAGACCAAAAGGTTCAAAGGATCAAGTCAGTGTTAGAAGCCTTATGGCTGCATTAGAACAACGTAGTCCCAACACAACCTATGAAGAAATGTTTTGGGATGATTTAATTAAAGCAAGATACAGTGGAGATCAAAACATCATTGTTAAGTATCACAACCTTGCATTGAACAAATTGTTAGCTACCAAGTTAGAAGTTGAAACACATGATTCAGAAGATGCCATTGCGGCCAAGCAAGCAGCCTTTGCTGCAGCACTAGCTGACATAACAGGATTAAACAAGGAATAATATGAGCGTACCAGTAAGCCCATTGTACTCAGTGATGTCAAGACCCAAGCCTAAGAAGTCTACTAAAAGCCAAGAAGTGCCACACTCAGCACATCAAAGTGAAAAAAGTAAACACTATCATGCCAGAGTAATTGGCGGACAAAGAGCAGTAGATGAGATGAATCCCACAGACACTCCACCAAACAGTATGACTGTTACTGGGTTCCCAGGGTTATAATCAACTCATAAATAAACTTAAAGGAATACTATGCCATTAATTAAAAGTAAGAGTAAAGGCGCATTTGCCAAGAACGTTAAAAAAGAGATAGCATCTGGTAAGCCACCAAAGCAAGCAGTGGCAATTGCATACGCAACCAAACGTGCTGCTGGTGGTAAGAGTCGTGGTAAAAAAACCAGTTAAATTATCTGTAGGCCGTGGCGAGAAGTTAAGCGTCAAGGCTGGTGCAGGATTAACAGCAAAAGGTCGTGCCAAGTATAATCGTGCGACAGGTAGTAATTTAAAGGCACCTACCAAAGATGCCAGCAATCCAAGACATAAAAGTTTTTGTGCAAGAAGCACTGGATGGACTGGTGAACGTGGCAAGGCTGCTAGAAAAAGATGGGGGTGCAAATGAAAGCAGGACTCTATGCAAACATACATGCCAAACGTGAAAGAATTAAAGCTGGCTCAGGTGAACGTATGCGTAAGCCTGGTACTAAAGGTGCTCCTACCAAGAAGGCATTTAAACAAGCAGCACGTACAGTAAAAGGAAAGAAATGATTAAACATCTAGCTGTTACACAAAATAGAAAGCCAGCATTGGCACCTGATCGTGACAGCAGCACGGGTCCACAGTCACACAGTGCTTTCACTGCTGAACGCAGTAAGAACTATCACAAGGCAGTGATTGGTACTGAAGTAAGACACAGTGCTATGAAGATGACCAAAGCAGAACACACACCACAGTCTAATGAGGACATGGATGAAAAAGGACATAGACTATGAAAGCACCAATGAAAGGTGTTTACAAGTTAAACCCAACCAAAGCAGTAATGAAGCAGGGTAGTAAGCAGGCTCGTAAGGCCGTTGTAGCAAAAGGTTATAAAACCATTAAACCAAGGAAAACAAAATGAAGAAAGCATCAGACAGCAATTTAGACTTTGATGGTATGGCTGGCAATGGCGTTAATCGTGCAGGTAACAAGTACGCTGGCAACCAATCAGGACAATCAATGGGCATGAACTATGGACGTGGTCCACTAAAGGGCAATGCATCAAGTTCACCAATTAAAGTAGGTCCAAGCGTAACACGTGATCCACATCAAATGACTATTAATGATAGCAAGGGTGGTAAGATCAATGGTGGCGCACAAGCTAAGTGTCCTCCAAACCCAGATTCAATCTACATGGGGAAATAAACTATGTCAGATTCAATACTAGTTAAAGGCAACACAGTAAGATTAGCACCAGCTGCTGGCCCAACTGCTAACGTAGCCAATGTAGCTACCAGCACAAACACATTTCATTTTTTGAATGCTAGTAGTTCAGTGTATGCTTATGTTGGTGTGTTCAATACCTATGCTCAAGCCATCGCCATGGACCATCCCACTGTAGGTACAGATGGTGGAGGCTTGCCATTAGCACCAAATGAAAGTATGACCATTACTGGTAACTTTGGTATCAATCCAAACCCTGGTAATGTGTTTGTTGCAGCAATTACAGCAGTTGGCACCACAACAGTATTTGCTACACCAGTAGCACCATAAGAGCATGATAACAGATTCAATCACACAAATTGGTGATACACAGTATGTTTTGGTAGACACAACAGCTAATGTTGTTACGTTTACCACAACAACTAACACGTTTTATATTACCAATGGTAGTGACAGTAGAGATACCTATGTTGGAGTGTTTGATAATTATGATCAAGCAGCAGCAATAACAACATCAGGTGACCCACTACTGCCCAGTGAGTCTAAAGTTATCCAGGGTAGCTTTGATCCAAGCATAGAACCACGTGTAGTCTATGCTGGATTAATTACTACCACACTTGAACCTGGACAAGACGAAGGAGTGTTCATTGCTCCTGTTATAGTAAAGGTATAAGCAGTAATGGGAAAAGGATCAAACGCCAGACCATTTAGTGTTGCTCGCAGCACTTATGAAGCTAACTTTGATGCCATATTTAATAAAGAAAAAACAGATAGGAACAACAATGCACACCAAAGCAAAGAGCCCAGTAAGACTGAGCAACGAAACAGATCCAACCAAAGCCAAGAAGATCAGCACAGCTAACATGCATCACAGAGACAATGTGAATGTAGCGCAAGGTCCACGTACTGGCAACACCAGCGCACATGATGGCAAGCGTGGCACATTCATGTCAGCTAAAGAAGAACGTGCACCACTAGCTGATGTTATTGCCAATGCCTATGGCGAACGTCAACGTGCGGATTACGCTGGTAAAGACTTTAAGAATGATGGCAGCATTATGCCAAACGTACCACCTAAGCGTTTTAAAAAGTAATTAAGGCTTGACCCACCTTAACGGGTCTATTCTATTTTAAGGAAAAGCAATGAATAAGAAAACTAAAACATCAGTATGGGACACTGAGCCTACAGACAATGTAGATGCAGTGGCTCCTATTCCCGCATCAGAATCACGAGAAGAAACCATGGTAGAGAAGGTCAAAGCCAAGACAGGCATTAACCTAGGCTTTGACATGGAAGGCTTGATGACAGACTTTCCCACAGCCACAGAGCTGCAAAAGTTTGTCTATGACCAAACAGGCATTGTACTAAACTTAAAAGGTCGTGCCAACAAGGTCAAGTACCAAGTTGCACTAGACACACTAAATGGCATTACGCCTAGCCAAGAATTTATTGGCGATGAGAATCCTTACGTGGATCGCAATGAAGTAATTCCAGAAGATCCATTAAAAGAACTACCACCACGTGATCCTGAAATACTAGCAGCAGGTCCTGAAGTAACACGCTTTGGTACCAGTGTGTTTCCACATCCAGATCCAGAATGGCGTGCCAGTGACCAAAAGGCACAGGTAGTGTTTCGCAAGTATGCAAATGGTATCATCACTTATGAAGTGTTAGGACCAGTTGCCAAACGTGCAGTGGGTACAAAGATTAATAAGTTTGGTAACAAGCAACCTGAGAAGATTACTTGGATTGATCCACGTACAGGCGAACAAATCATTCGTAACGCTAATGGACAACTAACACCACTAGGCACACGTTTAAAAGGTTTCATGACACGTCAAAAGGTCAACAAATCAAATCAATGGGACACTTGGATTGATCGTGACTTTGTAGCAGCTGACAACATGATTATAGATAATCCATGGGGCACCTAAGGCAGCTTATGAAACCAGCAGAACAACAACTTGCTGATGTTAAGATCATGCAAAAGGTTAATGCTGTGCATCGTGAAAGTTTTGCAGCCAAGTATCCTGGACAGATAGAACATATCCTACGCTTGACTGCAGAACGTTTACAAGCTGGCCTTGACAAGCGTGATGGTGTAGACATTGCCAATCCAGACACTTGGAAACTGTCACCTAATGAGCTGGCTGACTTGAGTGAAGCCATGTATTACCAACACTTGATTAGACAAAGTTTTATTAAGGAAGAGTAATGCTTGATCCTAACGTGCTTATGCGTCGTGCGCTACGCTATGCTTGTGATCAGAATGCTTTGGATGTAAAGAACCTACATCACATTCCTAGTCTAGCCATGGACCACTTACGTGAGTTGGCCATATCTATTCAAGAGGACATGCAGTACAATCAGTTAAAGTACTTCCGTCCTTTTGATCACCAACGCAAATTCTTTCAAACAGGCACATCAGAACGTAGAGGCATACTTGCTGCTAATCGTATTGGTAAAACAGTAAGTACCTGCTTTGAAACTGCCATGCACTTGACAGGCTTATATCCTGAATGGTGGGCAGGCAAACGTTTTAATAAACCTATTACAGCCATGGTAGCAGGTGAAGGATGGCAACAGGTTGCCATGGTTCTACAAAATGAATTGTTAGGCAGCCAGGATGTCAAGATAACAGATCAGTTGGGCACTGGTGCTATACCAAGAGATTGCATAGTGTTTGAAACTATGCGTAACGATGGTGCTAACTGTTTGGGTGTAGAGATTAGACACATATCAGGAGCCAACAGTTATTTGCTGTTTGCCAACTACACACAGGAAGTTAGACAAATGCAGGGTTTCAAACTTAACCTAGCTGTGTTTGATGAACAACCACCAGATGATTTCTTTTCTGAAATTGTCACACGTACTGCAACAACACAAGGTCAAGTGCTGTGTTCATTTACGCCACTTAAAGGTTTGAATGGACTTGTATCAAAGTTTTGGCATCAAGAAGAAGGCTACGAACATATTAGAGTGTCATGGGATGATGTGCCAGAATTTGACTTGTGGGGCGAGCCCTTTTTGTTAAACGAAACACGCAAACAACTCATG